CTTGATGAAACTCGGTGATTAAGTAGTCAAAAACAAGTGGATAGCCCGACGGGGCGAAAAGTAGAAGTCCTACTACCTGCCACTTGTTTTGAAATAGGACAAGTTGCGAAAGGACGGTAACCGAATATGGAAGAAGTCTGGAAAGACATTGCTGGATTTGAAGGACTTTATAAAGTCAGCAATTATGGTCGAGTTCTAAGCGTCAGAAACAACCTCATCTTGAAGCAAAGTGGAATATGGCGTAATCATGCGTACTTAAGCGTTGGGCTACACAACGGAAAATGCCACACAAGACCAGTACACAGGATTGTTGCGGAGGCGTTTATTCCAAACCCAAACGGGTATCAGCAAGTAAATCATATAGACGAGAATACCAAGAACAACAGAGTGGATAACCTTGAGTGGTGTACGAGCAACTATAACAACAATCATGGCACGAGAAATGAACGAATAAGTGTCAGTGAAAGAAAAAGCCAAAAGAAAAAGAGATGCGCAATATCACAATACACATTAGACGGGGAGTTCATAAGAACATATCCGAGTGTAGCAGAGATTGGTAGGCAAGGATTTACAAAAAGCCACGCATTAGACTGCGCAAAAGGATTGAGCAGATATTCTCACTCGCAAGGATATATCTGGAAATTTGCGGAGGGTGACGAACATGAGGCTTGATCTGATAATCCCGCACTACAAAGAACCGTGGAGCGTCTGCCACTACCTGTTTGACAGCATTGCGATGCAGAGGAGCGTACCTGCCCGGTGCATCCGGTGCATCGTGGTCAACGACGGGGACGATCCGACGCTGGACAACATCGAGTTCAGCCGATACCCATACGAGATCGTGTATCTCAAGAAGGAACACGGCGGTGTGTCTGCGGCGAGGAACTACGGTCTGGACTATTCCGATGCCGACTATGTGATGTTCTGCGATATCGACGATGGGTTCTTAAACAATTACGGACTTCACATGATCTTCGCGGCGATGCAGGAAGGGTTCGATTACCTGAACCCGAACTTTGCGGAGGAGACCGTTACCAAGAAGGAAGGCGCGGTCGTTATCGTCGGACACGCGGCGGACATCACCTTCGTACACGGGAAGGTCTACAGGCGGCAGTTCCTGATTGACAACAACCTGCGTTTCGACCCGGAACTGACGATTCATGAGGACGGGTACTTCAACGCGATTGCCTTTCTGACAGCAATGAAGAAGGGCAGGGTCAAGAAGATCGAGACACCCTACTACCTGTGGTGTTGGAACGGTGAGAGCACGGTACGGAAGGACAGCGAGGACTACACGCTGAAGACCTACGAGCACGTCATGAAGGCGCGGATCAAGATCTGCGCGGAACTTCGCGACAGGGGATACGAGCAGGACTATCAGGAAGCTGTCGGCGTGACCGTTCTGAACAGCTACTACGATTTCCAGAAGACGGCTTGGCATCAGCAGAAATACGCGAAGTATTACAGGGACGCTGAGAAAGAATTCAAGAAATTCTGGAATCTGTACAGCAGGACGTTTAATGACCTTACCAATCTGAAAGTCGCCGAAATCGCCAAGATTTCCCGCGACAATGCAGTGAATAACGGAATGCTGATGGAGCAGACAGACCTGAAGACATTCCTCCGCCATATCGAACATGAGGTGAAGCTGCCGTGATGTTACATCGGCACGGAAACGAGAACGAGGAGATCGTGAAGGACTACGTGTTCCAGAAAGCGAAGGCGACGGCGCTTTCCGACTGGCTGGAGCAGGAGCGGAAACCGGAACGGCACGTTCTTGTGACGAGCGGGACAGGAAACACCTACAGGTATATGGCGGGGAGCATCAAGTCCTATATCGCGAACTCCGATGTGGACAGGATCTTCGTCCTGATTGAAGACGATGAGTTCCGCTACGAGATGCCGGAGATGGTGAGCTTCATCAACGTGCGGGAACAGCAGTGGTTTCCGAAAAGCAACCCGAACAAATCGTGCAAGTTCACTTACATGGCGATGATCCGTTCCGCTCTGTGTCACATCTTCCCGGAGTACGACCAGATCCTCTGTGTGGACTACGACACCGTGGCGATCAGGGACATGTCGGAACTGTTCGATATCACTGTCAGCGATGATTGCTACTTTGCGGCATGTCACGAACCGCTGATGAGCCGGTCGCAGGGCATCTACTACACGAACGCCGGGGTGATGATCCACAACCTGAAGAAGCTGCGGGACGGCATGGCGGACTTGGTCATCGAGGAACTGAACAGCTGTATTTACTTCTTCGGTGAGCAGGACGTAATGAACCACTTCTGTCAGGGACACATTCAAGACTTGGACAGCATCTGGAACGGATGCGACTTTGTAGACAAGCCGAGCGGAGAGGTCCGAATCGAGCACTACGCCGGACAGAAGCAGTGGGAGATGCGGCACAACATGTGGAAGTACATCGGGATGCCGTGGCATGAAGTGCTGGCGGAGCACGAAAAACACACAGGATACGAACGGGAAACCGTTTGATATATCGGCAGAGAGAACTGCATTGTGAAACGCAAACCGGGAGAGAGAACTTCCTTACCAAACGCACAATCATGGTGAAGAGAATCACCTTAATAACGCAAAGGAGAAAACGAAAATGGCAGAACTTGACACAAACGTGACACCGGAAGTCGAAACGACCGCACCGGAAACCGAGACCGAGGCTGGTAAGCCCGACGAGAGCGCGGAGATCGCGAAACTGCGGGCTGATCTGGCAAAGCAGAAAGCCGCTCTGGACAAGGCGACCAAGGAAGCTGGCGACTACAAGAAGCAGTTGAGAGCCAGACAGACTTCTGAGGAAGCTGCCGCCGAAGAGGTCAAAGCACGTCAGGACGCGATGATGCAGGAACTGGAAACGCTCCGCAAGGAGAAGGCAGTTGCGGCAACCACCGCGAAGGTCATGCCTCTGGTCGGCAACAATGAAGTTGCTGTCCAGATCGCAGAGTATCTGTACGGCGCTGAAGACGTGGATGCGGCACTGGCGGCGATCCAGAAGGCGTGGACGGCAAAGGAAAAAGCCCTCCGTCTTGAGTATGGGAAGATTCCCGCACCCGGCACAGGCGCTTCCGACGGGCCGACCATGACCAGAGAACAGCTTGACGCGATGAGTTACAAGGATCGTGCCAAGTTCTTCACAGAGCATACCGACGAATACAGAAAACTGATGGGGAGGGCGTAACGATGCCTCCCGACAAAGAGAAAGGATGATTATCAATGGCAACAGTTGATACCACTTACGGAACCTACCGTGAAAACCTGTTTATCCCCGAAGTCATTGCCGACATCGTGGAGACCAAGCTTACCGACAACATGGTGTTCGCACCTCTCGCCCTGATCGACCGCACTCTGGCGGCTGGCGCTGGCGATACGGTTAAGCTTCCGTTCTACAGCTACATTGGAGCCGCAGTGTCCGTCAGTGAAGGACACGACATTCCTCTTGCACGTCTCGTCCAGAGCACGACCAGCGTGTCTGTCATCAAGATCGGCACTGCCGTTCAGATCACCGATGAGGCCGCTCTGAGTGCCTATGGCAACCCGATTGAAGAGGCTGGTATGCAGATCGCTACCGCTCTTGCTGACAGTCTGGACAACCTCCTGCTGGCGGCTCTGGCTGCGAACAGTTCCAGCGCTCAGAACTACAGCACCAGCGACAGCGCGACTGCTCTCGCGCCGGAAGACATCCCCAAGGCCCTTGCCAAATACGGCGAGGACAACGAAGGCGACAAAGTTCTGATGGTAACCCCCGATTTCTACGCGAAACTGGTCGGTTCCAACTGGATTCCCGCCAGCGAGATCGCTGCCAACGTCCGCGTACAGGGTGCTGTCGGCATGGCATACGGCTGTCAGGTCGTTATCTCCAACCGTCTTGTTTCCAGCGGCAACCTCTACATTGTGAAACCGCGCACCCTTGCCGTCTTCATGAAGCGCGACACCTTCATTGAGACCGACCGCGACATCCTCAACGAGTCCACGGTCATCAAGGGCAGCAAGATCTGCGCACCGTACCTGCTCAACCCGAAGGGCATGATCAAGCTCTCCGTCGGGGCCTGATAGGAGAACGAGCCGCCATGATGCTTCACAGACATTTTAGTGAGGAAAGGCCGCAGAACATGACCACGCTTGCTGATGTTACTCAGACCGATAAGGGAGAAAGGGCCGAGACTGCGACCAACCTTCCTGATAAGACTGAGGAAGCACCGAAGCGGCGCGGACGGTCGAAGAAGACCGATTAAAACAGAAAATCCCGCCCCGGCGTTTCGGGGCGGGAAGAGATAACAAACGGGAGGCACACAATGACAAGCGCAGAGAAAATCACGATGGTGAAAACACTGAGTGGAGAGACAACGGACGCTACGGTCGGAGTGTACCTCTCGCTTGCTGAGAACGCAGTCCTGAACAGACTGTACGAGGCATACACGGCACTACCGGACGGGGCGACGGTTCCTGCACGGTACGAAATCATCCAGTGCCAGCTGGCGGCGAGATACCTTGACCGCCGGGGCGCGGAGGGTGAGAAAGTCCACAATGAGAACGGGATCTCAAGAACCTATGACAGTGTGGACGATTCGGATCTGCTGGGACGGGTCACACCGCTTTGTGAGGTTCCGCAATGAGATGTCTTGAGAGAAACAAGCAGACCTTTTACTACTGTCTGCTTGACCCGACGAAGGAAGTTAGGATGCTCGACGAGTACGGCAACGAGACGGGCGAGACGATTCCCTACTACGACGCGCATGTGTCGGCAAGGGCGAACATCTCACCGGCGACCGGGCAGAGCAGTGTCGAGCAGTTCGGCAACCTTGAGGGATACGACAAGGTGATTGTCACGGACGACCTGACCTGTCCCATCACGGAGAGCACGGTGCTGTTCGTTGACAAAGCGCCTGAGTACACGAACATCGAGACCTACATCATCGAAACGCCTGATCCAGATCCTGACCCGGAGCCGGATGACGGCGACCAAGACCCGGACGAACCGTCTGACGGCGGGGAAGGAAACGAACCGCAGGACGGCGGAACGGACGGAACGGGAACGGATGACGGCGAGGACGCGGAACCCGGCGCGGCGGATGACGGTGAGGGAGATGACGGAGAATCCGGTGACGAGCCGGAGCCGCAGTTTGTCCCGGCAACGTACAGCCGTCCCGCCTATGACTACATCGTCAAGCGGGTAGCGAAGAGCCTGAACAGCGTTTCCATCGCGATCAGGAAGGTGAAGGTGTCGTGAAGATTTCCATGACGCTCAACCCGGATTCCATCGAGGCGGCGATCCAGCAGCTGGAGACTTATGTGGGAAGTTTTCAGGCGAAGGTAGCCGAACTGAGACGGAGGCTTGGCGCTGCCGGGTATCTGATCGCGGAACAGGGTTTTGAGGACGCCGTTTATGACGGCAGGAACGATGTCAGCGTTGAGATGATGGATGATCAGGACGTGCTGGTCATCCGGGCAAGCGGATACACCGTTCTGTTTATTGAGTTCGGAACCGGCGTTACCTTCCAGACCTACCATCCGAAGCGAAACGAGATGGGAATCGGGGATGTCGGTACATACGGTCACGGACTCGGCAAGCTGAACGGCGGCTGGCGGTACAAAGGCGAGAAGGGAACCAACGGGAAGGACGACCCGGATCATGACGGCTACGTCCACACTTACGGCAACCCCGCCAACATGCCGATGTACAACGCGTCCAGACAGATGAGGAGCGAAGTGCTTCAGATCGCACGGGAGGTTTTCAAAGATGATTGATATCGAATCGGATGTATTTGATACGGTCGCAAAGGCTATTCGGTCTGCTCACTCAGGGGTGCATATCGACAGCGAATATGTGGAATCTCCTGCGCGGTTTCCCGCCGTCTCGATTGTGGAAGCGGACAACCGGGTCTACGAACGGGTGCGGACGCTGAAGATCGAAAACGCCGCGTCCGTGATGTACGAAATCAACGTGTACAGCAACAAGGCTTCCGGGAAGAAATCGGAAGCGAAGGCGATTGCCAACACCGCAGACACGGTGATGGAAAGCATCGGATTCACGCGTACCTTCCGCGAACAAGTACCGAACCTGAAGGACGCGACCATTTACAGACTTGTCTGTCGCTATGAGGCGATCATCGACAAGGACTTCTGGATCTACCAGAACCAAGGATAAACAACAGAAAGGATGATTTACTGTGAGTACCAGATATTCCACCGCAGGGATGTACCTTGCTTACTGCGTCGGCCCTGCAACAGCGGCTCCGTCGAGCGGGTACACCCAGATCCCCGAAGTGAAGACAATGCCCAGTTTCAACCCGACCCCCGACACCATCGAATCGACGACCCTTCTGGAGACCGAGTATAAAACCTATGTCCCGGCCCTGAAGGATCTCGGCGGCGCGTTGGAGTTCGGCGCGAACCTGACCGAAGACCTGATTGCCCTGTGGGGAAGCGTCAACACCGCGTTCGGCTCGATGGCAAGCACCAGCGCCATGTGGTGGACGGTTGTTCACCCGAAGCTGACCAAGGCTGTCTTCTTCCAAGGCGAACCCTCTCCCCTCGGACTGAACGAAGCGTCTGTCGGCTCGATGGCAGAGACCACGCTGTACGTCACGCCTTCCAGCGCACCCGCATGGGGCGACAAGGCAACACTCTCCACCTGATAGGAGGATAAAAATTTATGTTGGAAGACCGGGTAAATCCGATTAAATTGACCGACAACAAGAGCGGGGAAACTTACGAACTGGACTTCAATCGGGAGACGCTGTTCGCAATGGACAGGGACGGATTCAAGATCGATGAAGTAACGGATTTTCCCGCGACCAACATCCCGAAACTGTTCTACTACAGCTTTCGGAAAAATCATCGCAAGATGACAAAATCCCAGACGGATAACATTCTGTTCAACGTCCTGCACGGACTCTCCCCGAAGATGCTGGAACGACTGATCGTTTTGTACAATCAGGCAGCTACCAGCAACAATGTTCAGGATGAGGAGGATCTGGCAAAAAACGCGGACGTGACAGTGGAACTGTAAGGGAAAAGAAACCGAGCAAAAAGCCACTGTCATTATCAGAATTACTTGAGCATGACTGCCCGTACTATATGAGTATCGGCATGACCTACGATGAGTATTGGTATGGCGATCCCCTTATGGTACGGGCGTACTACAAAGCGGAGAAACTGCGTCAGGAGCGCATGGACGAAGAGGCGTGGCTAAACGGACTCTACGTTATGCGGGCGCTGGATGCCGTCGTTGGAAATATGTTCCGGGACAAAAATGCGGAAAAGGCGGAATACCCGGACATGCCGATCCTGCAAGAACAGAAGATGGAAGCCGAGAAGACCGAGGAGCAGGAAGAGCAGGAAGCAGTATGGGCGCTGGCGTGGATGAACAACTTTGTGGATGCTGGGAAAGGCTGGGATAAAAAAATCCAGTAGGAAAGGGGGATGTTCTGATGGCACAGATTGACAGTTTGGAAATCGTAATCAGTTCATCACCTGAAGAAACTGTAAACAAACTTAATAACATAGCAAAAGCCTTGAGGGGCATCAAATCCGCTTCCGAAGGAAATGTCGGCAACGGACTGCGCGAGAGCATAAGGACAATCAACGAACTGAACGGGGAAAAGGTCAACGCTCTGGCAGATGCACTCGGAAAACTAAAGGGAATCAGCATCGGCTCAAAGCTCGCCGAAAACGTGAAAGCTTTCTCGGACGCAGTAAGCAAGATTGACGATCCGACGATCTCCCGCATAGAGCGCGTAACGACGGCACTCAGCAAGCTACAAGGTGTGAACCTGACAGGATTCTCCGCATCGACAAGAAGCATCGGAAACACAACGGGTGCGAACATCTTCAAGGATATGACGGTTGATCAAGCACTTGCGTTGAGTGAGACGGATCTGCTGAAGGCAAAGATTGAAGCGCTGAAGGCAAGCTTGCGGCAAAAGATGGATGCAGGTGTTATTGACGACAAGGGGATCGCAACCGCAATCGCACAGATACAGAAACTGATTGACAAATACAATTCCCTGACGGCGGCAAAAGAGGAAACGGCTGCGGCTGGCGGTTCGACAGGCGGATTGCAGGATAAAACAGGCGGAACCATCGGCGGGGGAGCATCTTCTGTACCGGCATTTACTGGGAATCAGGGGTGGGCATCAGAAATGATGACAAACCTGAAGGCGATTTCTCAAGAGATACTCAGCAATGTCAGACCGGCGTTCGATAGTCTCAAAGAAACCGCAGTAAGCACGTTTGCGGAAATCAATGATGCGGCAAGCAAAATGAACTGGACTACAAGCTGGCAGAAGAACATTTCGCAGATTAAAAGCTACTGGTCAAGTGTTGGTACAGCTATTACGTCGAGCGTTGCTCCCGGCATCAGTATTGTAGTAAGCTTGCTCGGAAAAGCTGTAAGCTCTGCATGGAATCTCGCCAAGACTGTCGCAAGTATTAGCTTTAATGCGCTGAAAACAGCAATTACGTCTGCGTGGAATGCGATGAAAAAGCTTGTGAGCGCAACCGCAAGTTTTGTTGCGAACAGATCTGGGATTAACTCAATCACAAACGCACTCAAAAAGGTAAAGTCCATAATCAGTTCCATAACGAGGGTCGCATTTTATCGTGTTATCCGAAGCGCGATCAAAGCGGTTACAGACACTTTGAACGAGGGCGCGGAGAACGCCTACTGGTACAGCAAAAAGATCGGGGACGCGACGAAGTACATTTCGGAAGCGTATGACAGTCTGTCCAGTTCCAGCTACACAATGGGTAACCAGCTTGGCGCGGCGTGGACAACTCTGGTGGCAACGATTGAGCCGATCCTTACGCAGATTATCGAAATGATTCAGAGGGCAGTCGAGGTCATTACGGAGTTCTTCGCGATACTCAGCGGCAAGTCAACCTATCTGAAGGCAACAAGCTACGTCAAGAATTGGAAGGACGAAACCGAAGACGCTGCGGATGCTGCGGACGAGTGGAAAAACCAACTGATGGGATTCGACGAGATCAACAAACTTACGGACAATTCCAGCAGCTCTGGGTCTGGCAGTGACAGCGGAACGGACTACGGTTCCATGTTTGAGGAAGTTGAGATTGAAAGTTGGCTGAAGGATTTGCTCAGTTCGCTGGAGAGTGGAGACTGGGCAACGCTTGGGAAAACTCTTGCAGAGAAACTGAACAGTCTCACAGATAATTTTGACTGGACTGGACTCGGAACAAAGATCGGTAAATTCCTTCAAAACGCGATTGACTTCGCGTACAACTTCCTGAAGGGATACGATTTCCAGAATCTCGGATACAAGATCGCGTCGCTCCTTGACAGCCTCGGTGACCAGATCAACTTCAACACGCTGGGCAGACTGATGATCCGAATTAGGACGGCGCTGTGGGACGTAATCTACGGGGCGTTTGAGTATCTGTCAGAAGGCGACAATGCGAAAAAGCTGGCGGAGAGACTGAGCGATATTCTGCTCGGAGCCATGCAGGAACTCATTGAGTGGATCGACAGCATGAGTCCAGAAAAAATTGCCACAGCAATCAAGAACTTCTTTTCAGGAATCAAGACCAACGAACTGAAAGAAACATTTGTAACACTGATTCAGAAGGCGTGGACATTCGCAGTCACGTTGAAAGAAGAATTGTTCCCGGACGGTCTTGTCAAGACGGTAACAACAAATATTGTGGAATTCTTCAAGAAGATCCCGTGGGAAGATATCCGGGATGCCATCAAGGAAGGATTAGTACTTGTCAAGGACATGTTCATCGAGATTCTGGATATCATCTGGCCTCCGGAAAGCAGAATGGATTTTGTCTCAAAGCTGAAAGAAATGTTCAAAAACCTTGTCAGCACGGCGATCAGTTCTGTTGACTGGGCGGCAGTTCACAATGTCTTCGCTTACATTCTGGACGTGATTGTGTTTGGCAAGGAAAAAGCGGACAGAATGTGGTACAACAAAGGCGAATTCGCCGGACGGGACATCATCATCGGCGTTGAAGAGGGAATCAAAATGCAGAAGGCTGATCTCGACGCGACGATGCAAGGATACATATTAGATCCGGTCAGTCAGGCGCTGTACGAAGCGGAGCAAAACAGCGCAACAACGGGAAGCAAAATCGTATCAGAGATTGAAGGCGGCATTATCGCGTCCGAGTCGGATCTGCGCAGGGTTCTCGGAATCAACCTGAAGACACCGATTGAGGAAGCACTGCAAGCGCTCGTTGACTCAGGCGAGATGACCGAGAGCGAGATGGCGGACATTCTGAAGGCGATCAAGAAAGATACAAAGAGCACGTCTTCGGAAGTGAAGAGCAACCTGAAAGACGCGAAATCCAGCACAAAGGACATCTCGACAAATGCAGAGAGCACGTCCAAGAAAGTCACGAGAAGCACCAAAACCATCAAGAGCGATCTGGACACAAGTGCTTCAAACGTGGACAAGTGGGAAGAGAGCGCGACGGGCAGCATAGAAACTGTCAGAAAGAAATTCAGCGAAGAGACCAAGGACATGAAGAAAGGCATGGGCGAAGCTGAGAGCGAGTCCAAGAAGTTCAAGGCAAACGTAAACAATTCGATGGCAAGCGTTGCGACCGCAGCGTCGAACATGTCCAAGCGGTTCTCCACCTATATGCGCAACATGTCCAGCAGCGCCAACAGCGCGGCGAACAGCATTGTGAAGAGCATGAACCGGATCGTGTCGGCATGCAACAAGGCAGCGTCCGCGCAGAGCAAGGTGACATCCTCTTCCAGCGGTTCCAGCAGTTCCAAGAATTCCAGTTCTGTCAACGGCTATGCGACAGGCGGATTCCCGGAGGACGGACTTTTCTTCGCAAACCACACGGAGCTTGTCGGAAAGTTCTCCAACGGAAGGACTGCGGTCGCCAACAACGACCAGATCACAGCCGGTATTGCTGATGCTTGCTACGACGCGTTCATGACGGCATTCTCGCAGACAGGCGGAACAGGAAAGTCCGGCGGAACGGTCGTGTTCAACGTGAACGGAAGAGAGTTTGCACGGGCGACATATTCGGACTACAAAGCGGTCGAGAAGGAAAAGGGCATCTCCATGATCAACAACTTTGCGTAAGGCGGTGATTGGAAATGAGAATCGCAATAAACGGGGTCGATATCACCGACTACATCAAATATCAGGGCGTGAAGTGGAGCCGCAATGACATCGACGGCGTTAACGCAGGGAGAAATCTCGCGGGAACCATGATCCGTGACCGCGTGTCAACGAAGATCCGCATGGACATCACCTGCCGACCGCTTACATGGCGGGAACACCAGATCCTGATGAACCTGCTGATGCCTGAGTTTGTTACGGTAGCGTACACAGATCCGCTGACAGGAAGCACGACATCAAAGGTCATGTACGCAAACAACCACGACTCGACCTACACGCTGGCAAAGCGGGACGGCATAGCCTTCCCGCTGATAGAGAAATAGGACGGTGACGGAAAGTGGCAAACACGAATCAGATTTATATCGGCGCGATTCCACCTTCCACGCCGTCCTACTATTTTGAGAACGACGACATCATCGAAGCGAATCTGGTGATGAACGTGGCGCTGGTGGGACAGGATCTCAGCATCGACACGTTCACCCCGGTCGTGCAGGACAAGATCAGCAACCTTGTGGACATCTACCACTTCCGGTCATCCAACGGTCAGGAGATCACAACGGGTGTCGGTGAGATCTTCGCGGTTGACGTGGGGGACACCATCGGCGCGTCCAACCTGATCAACCTCGCGAACGAGACACCGATCTGGTTCTACCAGAATCAGGAACTGGTCGGCAAGTTCTATCTGGAATCGGTCAACCGCAGAGGCATCAACGAGTACCAGATCAATGCGGTGTCTGCTATCGGACTGCTGGAGAACAAGATGCACGGCGGCGGACTGTTCCAGCCGTCAGGGAACACGCCGATGACCTTCGGGACGGTGCTGGCACATATTCTGGCGAAGGGTATGCACGGAACGGGAGCTTCTGTCATCAGCTACACGATAGACGAAGACGTGCGCGATCTGCCTGTCAGCTGCTGGCTTCCGAGAGCGACGAAGCGGGACAACCTGTACCAGCTGATCTTCGCGTATGGTGTCAATATCATCCGAAACAGTCAGGGGAATCCGCACTTCACATTCATCTATACTGCGCCTCAGAATCCGGACGCGATTTCCGATGACGTTGTCTACAATGAGGGAAGCGTGGACTATACCAAACCCTACGAAAAAGTCACGGTCATCGAACACACTTACACGGCAGTGACTTCGGTTGACGCGGTGACGCTGTTCGACAACACGTCGGCACAGTCTGTAAGCAACAAGGAAGTGTGGTTTGACTCCGCGCCAATCATTGTCAGCACGATCACGGCGACAGGTCTTACGCTGGTATCAGCCAACGAGAACAGCGCGGTGGTGTCCGGGAACGGAGTTCTGACCGGGAAACCGTACACGCACTCGACACGCACCGTCATGAAGGGAAACGCACAGGCAGAGGAGAAGAAGACCATCAGCGTGACGGACTGCACGGCGGTCAACGTCATCAACTCGGACAATCTGCTGAACAGACTGTACGCATTCTACTGCCAGACAAACTTCGTCAAGAAAGTAACAGGCAGCATTGTCTACGAAAAGCTCGTCAACGCACAGGGAATCCAGACAGAACTGCCGAAGTGCGGAAGGGCGTACTCCGTCCTCAACCCGTTCAAGGAAAACGAGAGCGCCTACCTTGCCAGCATGGATATCACGGTGTCAGCCATCAACAAGGCAAGCTGCGAGTGGTATCCGGGCTATGAACCCGCTGGACAGGCAGGACTTTATCCCATTATCGATCCGATCCTGCCAGACCCGGACGAAGATCCAGACCCCGGCGAAGAGGAAGAAGGAGACTGGGTTGTTCCGGACGGTGTCACATCGTTCAGGGTCGTGCTGATCGGAGGCGGTCAGGGCGGCAGTTCCGGAGAACCCGGCTACAACGGTGACGACGCGATCACCTATATCGAGATGGATCAGGATGCAGACCTGTCGGCGATCTGGTACGGCGCGGAAGGCGGCGACGGAGGTGCTGGAGGTTCAGGCGGTTCCGGTGGAAAGATATACTCAGTCACGATAGAAAACGCCACGCCGGGAACAGTATGCCACTGGAAGATCGGTGTCGGAGGCGAAGGAGGCGCGGCGACTGGATTCCGAAAGGACACGGTTGCGGAACTCCGAGAGGCACTGGAAAACGAACAGCCGGGTGTGACGTACACGGACGCGCAGATAAGCCAGCTGATCGCGAATTACGAGGACGCGAACGCATGGAGCGGAAACGTCAATCAGGGAAGCGCAGGAACGGCAACGACTTTCACGATTGGCGGGATTACTTACAGCAGCGCAAGCGGTACTGTTGAGGCTGGCGGTTATCGAGACCCGGTCAAGGGAGATACATACGCAATCGGCGGAATCGGCGGGAAAAAAGGTGGCAAGGGCGGCGCGAGACGGATCGAGAAGGGTACGTCATTCAACTGGGTCACGGACGGCGAGGACATTACAGGCCCTGACGGAACCGTTTACAAAGGCGGCTCGACCGGAAGAGAGATGACCAGAATTCCGGATCTGTCGGAAGCAAAACTGAAAGTCCCCGGCGGTAACGGCGCTGGTGCTGCCGTCGGACTCGGACGCAACGGTCACTCGCATATGGACGGCGGAAGCGACCAGTCGGCAAGCTGGGAGGTTCTGGAGGACGAATGATGAACAGAACGGAAAAACCGGGGTGGTGAGTAATGGCACAGAGAGAAAGCGGAGACCTTGATTACCAAGATACGCGAAGTTATTCAACAGATGATTACTCGTTCTGGGTGGAAGTGGACACGACTCAGCCAACCGCAACAGAAGTTACCGCAGGATGCAGGAATGACAAAGACGGTTCAATGTCAACCGCAACAAGGCAACTCGACAAGAACATTGAGATCACAGGATGGTATGTCGAAATTGCAGACGGAGTGGCGAGTGTTTACGCAACAGGAAAAGGTGGACGAGGTTCTGATCTTGACACAGGTAACTATCCGCAACCGATAGCGACAACAGGATCAGCAACACTTGTAATAGAAACCCAAGCCTATCAAGGCCCAAAATACAGAACAACTTATACGTGGAATCCATACGGTCCGATGACGGCTTGGATGCGTAGTGATGGAATCGGCATCCTTATAGCATCAAACAATCCCGGCACAGTTGGAACAATGTCGTGGATAACGGAGAACACTGAAACAGGTGAGCAAACGGATGAAGGGTCAATAAATCTTGATACATGGCAAGCGGCAATTTATACATATATGGACAAAACAGTCTACTGGTATGAGGGTGGATTAAATACAACTCGTGCCGTTGAATATTCTGATGTTCCTTATTCAGTAGCTCCTAACCATGCCGCACAAGTTGCTTGGACGATGGTGTATGGCAATGCCGAAGGTGTTGAGAAGGATTACCTGATTGGGCGTTTCGCCGTTGATATCGAAGACCCAGATGATCCGGTAGACCCGGACGATACTGGGGATGACTGGGACGATGTTGAGCCTGAACCGGAACCTGAGCCGGAACCGGAACCGGAGCCAGAGCCAGAGCCAGAACCAGAGCCAGAACCGACGCACACACTATATCTGACCGTCACAGGAGCGCTGAGTGGTAGACACAATGACCCATTGAATGACAACTCCTACCACTATGTGCCAGCCGCAAACATGACAAAGAAACCGTATGGATGCGGCGGTGACGGCGGACACGGTGGAGGCGGTGGGGCCGGTGCGTCTACGGTCATCATTTACAAATTCGGAACGACAAAGGCAAACAGCAAGGAAATCACAACCATAGCCAAGCGACATGGGTATGGCTCCGGCGGCGGAAAAGGTGGAAAGGGCGGAAACGGGTGCGTCCTGATCTACCTTCCGAACACCGACAGCTGAAGAGGTGGAGACATGGCAATCAAAACAATGATGAGCGGCGCGGAGATTGACCGCAATCTCAAGGCGATACTGGATGCGCAGAACCAAGAAAACAACGGGCTTGTCATCTACATCCGCAAGGGAGAGCTTGCCTTTGAAGATGGGGAAGTGTTGTTTGATGTTGCAGAGCTTATACCAGTCAACCAAGGAACGTGAGGGGTGAGAAATGGCGAACTCATATTATGACAGCACACTGACG